GAATCTAAAAAAGACTATACCGATATTGATTTTAATCATATTCGAAAATGCGCTAAGAACATTATGCCAAGGCCCAAAAAACGAGGTAGGCCAGTAGGTAGTTAATCTTTATTTTTCAAGGTGCGTTTAGCCTTTGCGTTAAGCGTATCTCTTACCCAATCAGACTTAGATTTATTCTCTATTCCTGCCGCTTCTTCATAATCTGAAAGCTCAGATTCAAATAACTGCACAACGGGCAACCGTTTAGTTCGCTTTTCACTTGGCGGCTTTTTAGGTGCGCCACGTTTCGTTTTTGTTTCTTTCATTTTTCTATTATTACACGTGTATTTATTCTTGACAACAAGCTCTTTTTATATACAATTAATACACGTGTAATTAATAAATTAAAAAGGTGCTTGATGATTTCTGTAAACAGTTATTTTTGCGGGGCAGGCTTAATGGACTCAGGCTTGGTTGCTGCTGGTATTAATATCAATCAAGCTTTTGAGTTAGACGCTGATGCTTGCAAAACATATCGCCGTAACATTGGTGACCATGTAAAGCACTGCGATATTTCAGAGCAATTGGTGTTAGAACAAGATAGCTGTGACGGCATGGTTTTTACCTATCCGTGCACTAAATATTCAACTATCGCAGATATTCACGGTACCCGTTCTGGGGACGAATTGTTTTTACATGCGTTAAGGCACTTAGCTATTGCACGGCCTGAGTTTTATGTAATTGAGAACGTCCCTGGCATGAGAGCTTTTCCTGTAGTTATGGAAGCAATGACCAAGATGCCTGATTATTACATTCAAGTATTTTGCCCTATTCAAACTCAGCACTGGTTACCACAAAAACGTAACCGCTTAATTATCATCGGCACGAAAAGAAACTTTATGGTTAGACCACCGAAAGCAACTAAAGCCGTTAAACTGGCTGATATTTTGGAGCATGATCCACGCATTACTTTACCTAAAGCAATTGCCGCTCGTATGAGCGGGCAATATAGAGACCTACCTATTATTTCTGATCCTGCTAAGGGTGATATTGCACCGACGTGTGTTGCTCATTATGCCAAAGATAAGAGTACTCGCTTAGTCGCTGATAAACGTTTTCCTATGGGGGTTAGACCATATTCAGTTCGTGAATTCGCAAGGCTTCAGGGACTTGATGATAGCTTTTATTTTCCTGTTTCAGATACGTCAGCATATAAGCAAATTGGTAATGGAGTATCTAAACCAGTAGGTGAATGGATAGGTAACGAAATGACTAGATATTTTAACAAATGTCGCATTGCGGCTTAAATGGGAAACGGGAACTATGTTTGATTATGAAATTGAATATGAATATTTCAGCGCTGTTGGTTCTGATAAATATGTTTTGTCCGCTGACTCATTAGAAGATGCAGAAAATAAGCATTACCAAAATGGCGATCATCATGCGGTCATAACCAATATATCTAAAATTAACTAGGTCGGTGGTTCAATATGGCGGGAATGAATGAAAACGATTTTAATAATCTCGAAAGAATTGTTGATCGGTTGCTTGATTCAGAGCTTAGCGAAAAACAATTAGCTGATGTAAATTCAATTATCAGAATATCGTATAAGCATATTCATAAGTCCAATGATTTGGTAGAAAGAACCACTATAAAAATGGACGAAATGAATGTAGGAATGGCAACATTACAGTTACTACTTACAACAGCTGATGCTACCAAGCACTAATTAGGAAACTTTGAATGCCAGAATCAATACAGAAGCGCGAAATAGCAAAGCAAATGGCGAAGATAGACGGGCATGCGTTTATTCGGTTTTATGATAAGGCAACCCCTTGGATTGATGAGCGAGTGTGGATTAAAGCTAAGTGTTATTGCCCTACTGATGGAGAATATGACGGTGAAGAATGGTACAGCCCCTTTACTCCCATAAACCTTTATAGCTGTATAGAAAAACATAAGCTTTGCGTTGACTCAAGAAAAGAAATTACGGTCGTTAAATTTGAGCGTGAAAGCAAGATGATGACCATAAAAAATAAAGATCAAGACGTGGCTATTCTGTTAGCCGTTATAGCTAAAAACGCCTAATTAACGCAATGGGAAATTATTATGAGTAAAACAGTAGAGATACACATGCCAGATGTAGACGTTTATTGCCCTAAGTGTGATGATGAAATATGCGTTAATGGCTCATGTTTTGAGGTTAATAGCCCGAAACATTTTGGTGTAGCAAATGCTTATTGCGATAATTGCGATTATTACTTCACGATAGGGTTGGTAAATTAAAATGAAAAAGTTATCGCAGCCACAACAGATAGCATTAGATAAATTAATTGCTATCGGTAAACCATCAACAAGCAAAGAAATAAAAGTACAGATTATTACAATGCAGTCTTTGCAAAAATCTGGATACGTCAAGCCGGTTGAAAATTTTGGTGATGATGAAACATTCGGTCGTGAGTGTGAATCCATTCATTGGCAATTAACAAAAAACAGTAAATAGGAAGCAAACATCATGGCTAAAGGTGACGATTTTAAAGAATTGTTCGACGAACTAATAGAAACAGATGAAGAATTTAATGGAGCGATTGAGTCACTTGATAAAGTAATTGAATATAAAGGGCGAATCATAAAGTTATCGGTTAGCTTTGAAGAGAATTAATGTAGGAAACTTACTTTATGGCATTACATATCTTAAAAACCGACCCTGATGTGTTTTTTTCTAGTAGAGAAGGGCTTAAAAACTTTGAAATTCGGTTCAATGATCGAAACTTCTCTGTTCGCGATACTTTGCTGCTAAAAGAAACAAAATTTTCAGGCGAGCAAATGAAAAATGGTAGGGCATTAGAGTACACAGGCAGAACTATAAATAGTGAAATTAATTATATTCTCCACAGCGGCTATGGCCTTTCAAAAGGGTGGGTGATTCTTGATGTTTCCCACACTAAGTTTAACGATTAACATATAGGAAGTTTTATGACTTGGTTAAGAGATGAAAACACCAGTTCTAGTACTAAATACGCTTATAAAAAAGGTGCTTTAGCCGCTGCAAATAAAGAAAAAGTTGGTGACAATCCTTACGATGAAAAATCGAATCAGCATTGGTCTTGGATGCAAGGATTTACCGGCATTTTAAGCCAACTATCCGGAATTTCCGGACAGTTCAACAAATAGGAAATTCTTGGTGTCGTAATTGATTACGGTACCACACTTTAAACCACTGAAAATATAGGAACAACCATGGACAATCAGCACAAGAAAATCAAAGGTTATAGAGACTTCATGACACTAAGAAAACGCTACGTAGCTCTAAATTTTATACTGTTTACGCTTGTGTTGAACGAAAAATTTACCAAAAATATTGATGACTATAAAACTGTAATAAAATGTCACGGTAATGACTGTGGCGTATATCATCCACCAAAATAATTAAGTAGAAAATAAAAGAAAAAAGCCCTGATGACAGGGTTTTTATCGCACTTTATTCAGTAATAACAATATCAACAAAAGCAATTCGCTCCGCTTCATTAACAACTAGTTCCATTGTTAATATATCATCAATTTTATCTTTTGATGCTTGTGTCAACTTGACAGTAAACTCAGTCGCTTCAAAAGTTTGTCGTTCATAATAAACGGGTATGTTTTTAAATGATATCTCGTCATTATCAGAAGATAAAACTAGGCCGACACCTTTTAATTCAACTTTTTCAATACCGTGCTTTTCTGCTACAACAAAATCTTTAGGTGAAGCGGATAGCTTTTTATCGATTTTAATTGCAAAACTTTCACTGTTAGTGCGGTTACGTATAAAGTTTAAAGTGATCATTAAACTGCCTTAAATTCTCTTATGTAAAAGCTCATTGATGGTAAATCAATAGTATCACCAGCATCATTACTGATTGCCTTATCGTTGGCATCGATACAATATTTTACTTCTTCAGCCACAGTATCGATAATGGCCATACAGATATCATCGGCAACTGCTGCAGTTTGGCTTTGGTCTATACCTGACTTCCCGTTAACCGTTACTTTTACATCCTCACCTTCGTCAACAATATTGATATCAGCACTTGTTATTGCAGCTTGAGCCATAACTTTCGCTAGAAATTGCGCCCATGAATCCGCTTTAACTGGATTTTTAACCAAAGCAATGGCGTTTGCGTTATCTTTTGAATGCTGAGGGCCGTTGCGTTTACTGTTTGAACTACTGAAAAATGTTGCCATGTTATAGCTTCTCTATGCTGTAGGTTGATGTGATTTTAAGTATTAAAAAGTTTGGAGTCGTTTTTATTAATTGTAAATTACGTTCTTCTAATAAAAATTTTGTAGTTATTTGAGATGAAAAATGAACAGTATTGGCATGCTCTTGTTGTTCCCCAGGGTACGTTGAAAGAATTAAGTCACTAACAATGGTGGCACTAAAAGCATTTTCTAATTGCTCTGCAGTAATCGTATGAACGGCCACTTTAGTCGTAATCGAATTAACTTGACCTTGTTCAACTTGTTCACCCGGTAAACTCGTTATCGATAATGCATCAACTAAATTCGCAACTAACGCTTCCTCTCTTTGCTCGCCAATGACAGTAAGGATATCAATATTAGCGATAATCGAATTAACTTCGCCCTGCTCAACTTGTTCGGCTGATAAAATTGTTATCGATGATGCACCGGCTAAAACTACCGTCAGCGCTTCTTCTGATTGCTGACCAGTAACACTATGAACATCAATATTAGCGATAATCGAATTAACTTCGCCCTGCTCAACTTGTTCGGCTGATAAAATTGTTATTGATGATGTGCCGGATAAAATTACCGTTAGCGCTTCTTCTGATTGCTGACCAGTAACACTATGAACATCAATATTAGCGATAATCGAATTAACTTCGCCCTGCTCTATTTGTTCTGCAGATAACGTTTTTATTGATGATGTACCGCCCAAATCAATCCATGCGCTAGCATCCATATTAACGCCTGTTGCGTCATTGCCACCTACAGTATCGATTAGTCTCGTTTGGCCACTACTATTATTGTGATCACTCGCTGTTGCGTCCCATAAATTAGTAGTGGTTGCCGTATCGATGTTTTTAAGTGTTACAGATTTAACACTAACGTTGGCGTTAAACCCAGATTCATTACCGGCACAAAATGTTTTTATAAGCGCATTATCTAAAACACCAGAAGGGAATGTGATAGACGCGCATATCTCCACACCATCTTTTAATACTCTTAAATTATCGCCTCGTCTCTCCAATGTTAAAACTGCGTAAGTGTCGACAACAATTTCACCTACTGATGAGTTGCTTCTTACAGCGCCACCCCTTTTGTACAAGGTGTATGTTCCGTTCGGAGCATTGTACTTACCGAAATAAAATTGCTCATCACTTGCGCCTGTTGCCCAAGTGCCGAATATCATCTCGTAATTTGAGCTTATAGCATTCCAAGCCATATTTATTTCAAGATCGCAATTAGTTGGCAGATAGAATGGAGTATCTACAGATAAACTTTTTGCGCTACCAGCGAGCGTTAAAGCCCAAGCCACTAGATTAGCTCAACCGTATAATCAAAATCAGCAAACGGAATACGAACAAAAAGCTTACTTGCTTGTTTGTTGTCAGTTTTTAACTTGTAAACTTTATCACTCGTATTTAAGTGGGCTACTTTACCGAAGTTTTCATAACCGAATTCATCATGCGACAACGTTGTAATTGTACAGTTTTCTGGCAGGACATCGTTGAGTGTTATCTTGATGTTTTGACCATGATAATTATCAACAATTTTTTCAGTGAATATAGCTTTAGCTTGATTGTACTTAAGTAACGATAATTGACTAAATGGTTGCGAAATTGACACTGATTTTGAAAGAAAATCATTCAACTGCTCTGTGGTCATAATAGCGGCAGATACCAACGTATTTGCGCCGTGAATGTTTCCCATTCCGTCAGATGTAGCTGGGTCTAAGCCGAAGTATGAACTTGCATCGCTAGCAGTAACAATCGTAGCATCAGCAAGAGAAAATAATGGGTGCGCTAAATCGGACTGAATAGTGCGCAATTTTCTCCAAATATCAGTTTCAACGAAAAACCCCCGGGCTTGCCCTGAACCCACTTGTTTTTTATCAAAAGAAATTATTGCTTCGCGCACTTTTTGTAATGTTTTTTCAGGGTTTTTCTTTATATATTCGTTATGAGTTATCACTTTACAGCCCCTATTTTATAACGTCTTATTTTTCATTATGCGTTCGCCATTTTTCATCCGACTAAAAACAGCACCTTCAAAACCAGCACACTCAATAAACCGCCTAAATGATTTGTAATCTTGTCGAGTGAACTTTTCATCGAACCGCATCAATAAATCTTCAATGTGCGGTATACCGTCAGTTATCGTTATTAATCCATGTCCCGAGTACGGCTTACCGAATTCATCAACAACAAGCACGCGCACTTGTTTTAATTCGAAAATAAGACGGCCAATTTTTACATGCTTTTCCATTGAATTTTTCGCCTTTAAATGCCGTTATCGAATAACGGCACTAGCTTTACCGCTAGTATCAAACCCTGAAGTAGTCCAAGTGTGAATAGCTTGATCACAAGACCAATCACCATTTACCCGATCATCACCGCCTGATATAACAATCAACCCTTCAGACATTATTTCGGGATTACCTGGCACACTAAAACTACACTTGAGTGATTGTCGTTTAATTCTAGAAAGTTCAGCTTTAGCCGCATTGGTTGCTTGAACAGCATCAACATACCTTCCTGGTAGTCGAGCAAATGGCCCTTTACCAATAGAAATAGTTTTATTTGTCGATGAACCCTGATCGAAATAGTCTGCTTTAACACCGTAGAACTGATCTCGTTCTGGAATTTCAACATCTAACGTCTTTAAACCGTTATATAGTGCGATATCAGTATCTTTAGGGATAATTAGATTTGTAGAAGATAAACGTTGCCCTGATGTGTTTTTAACTGCTCCTCGAGGTGCGAAAATCAGCATACCATCGTATGTCTTTGCAACTGCATCATATGCAGCAGCCAAACGTTGTAAAAAACTTAAATCACTTTCATTTTTTTGATCTAAATGAACAAAGAATTTATCGCGTAATAATGGATGCACATTATCTTTTAAGTTAAGTCTTGCTGATATTCTCCTGACAATATCAGCAAGACTTACGCCTGAATATGTTTCGCTTCTTCTTCCTTTACTAGGCGAATTAATATGAAAATCATTAGCCGTGGCAACAATCTCTAATCGAGTCGGCAAGTATAAAGGTTTTACTTTCGTGATAGTAAACAGCCCCATATGAAAAAGCGCTTTATCTTCTAAGTAACCCCATTCAAGTGTGATCCTATCTCCTGATTTTATATCGTGAGTTAGGTTATCAGCGCTGATCATGAATCGTAAAGAGTCACTGCTATATCCGGGATTATCCGTTAGCTGAACGAAAATAGCGCGCTTATTAAAGGCTTCTGAATTGGGGCCAGAAACCCTTATCGCCGGGGTTAGTTTTAATCCCATGCGGTGCGCCTTTTAACTGAAGTCAATGTCCGTACATCCGGTATTTCAAGCGTTAAATTCGCTGGTAAATATAATCCGTAAGATACAACGTCTGGATTTAGTATCAGGAACTCTTGTTCAACGGTATCGGAATAGCTGCCAACGTGACGTGACAAAAAACTATCAACGGTATCATTTGCAATCGTTTCTCTAAGCATCGTTGGCCATTTCCTTTAATTGAACGGTAAAATTGACCTTTCTGCCTTTTCCATTTGGCAAGGTTTCAGACGTTCTTTCGTTAACATGCTCAATGGTCCATAAGCCTAATACGTTGCCACCGATAACCAATACAACAGGTGCTTTCTTATTTTTTAGCGTAAATAGGGTTTCTAGACGAGTGTCAGCATTTTTCTCATAACAAACGCCATCTAGTTGCCTTTTCTCTAATATTCCACCTGTTGATTCTGTGCGGGGTTTAGATTGTAATAATTTAGTTTCGTTAAATGATGTGCCGCTGGAGCGTTGATGTGCATCAAGTGCAGTGCCATCACCCAAAGAATAAATAAACTCGCCATGATTATTTGAAATAGACGCCATGATCATTGTTATTGGCCCTGTTAGTAACTTGGAATAGAATCTGACATAGAGACATCTAATTTGTCGGACAAGTTTTCGCTGACGAATGATTTAAAACGGCTTTCGCTTTCATTCACTACTTGCTCTACGTCTTGTTTGTTAGCGTCACCGTGAATAATAATATTTGGTGAGAATTGTATGGTGGGTGCTGAGTTTTTTGTCACTGTTGAACGTTCAAGTGCATTGTGGCCATCAAAGCTTTTATTAATGACCTCTGCAACTTTTACAACTTGAGCATTATTCGTAACACCATTTTTATTTGTGTCATTATCAAATAAACCACCAACCTCACCACCGATAAAACTAAATAACTCTTCACCGGCTATTGCGCCAATAATGCCGCCGATAGCAGTACCGATAATTGGTACGAAAGAACCTAATGCGGCACCCGCTGCCGCGCCCCCCATCGAGCCACCAATAGAGCCAATAATTGAACCCGTATCTTTTCCTTTGGTTGCTGAGTCGCTACTGACAACATCACTCAGTGCATAAGCACCAAGGCCCGCAGCTAAAGCGGTACCAACAATGGGAACTTTTGAACCCAAACGTTTTAATTTTCCCAGTTTACCTTTGCCTGATTTACCTTTACCGCCACCAGCAAAACCACCTAATGCCGTTCGACCTAAACTTGCATTTAATCTATCTAAAGCAATTGACGCTCTTGTTGCATTGGCTGCTGTTTTAGTTGTTGTTGAACCTAATTTTGCCTCAGAAACTCGCCTTTTTAATGTCACAACCTCCATCGCAGCACCAGCAACGCGCCATGCAATCATCCCCGCTTTAAGAATGGCAATAGCAGTCGCAGCACGAATAACAACTCTGGCAACTTCTTCGTTTTCGTTAATGAATTCAGTACCAGCATCAGCAGCCCGACTAAGTACCTCGGCACCCGCTGAAATCATAGGCAATAATTCTTTGCCAAAAACCATGGCGAAAGCTGCAAAAGAATCTCGCATTTGTTTTGTTTTGAAGTTTGTAGTGGCTTGTTGTTTGCTAAATTCCTTATCAAGTGATGTTCTCAGGGCAACTGCATTGCCTGATGCTTTCATTACTCGTTCTAGCTCTTTGACATTGTTAATAAGTGGGCTAATAGCGCCGATTGATTCTTTACCAAACAATGTCGAAATGATTGAATTTCGTTGATACTTTGGCTTTTTCTCTATTTTTTCAATTAATGAGTAAATAGCCCCAACAGCGTCACGTTGCATATCTTTGGATAATTGAACAGGGTCTAAACCAAGCTTACCCAATGTGCCTTTTTGACTACCGGATAAAGCATCACCTTGTGTCAATGTTAATGCCATATTTTTGGCGGCTGTAGCGCCCATTTCTGAACGATTACCGTTAGCAGATAATATGGCGGCACCTAATGCAGCTGATTGCTTAAAATCAAGCCCAGCGCTCATCATGATACTACCCGTTCGAGTCATTAAATCAGTGACTGCCGTCGTAGACGCTGCAGAGTTATCAGATAAGTGGTTAATTGCTGAGGCAAGTTCAGCACTTTGTGCCATGTCCAGTTTCATACTGGCCATCCAAGTCGCTACTGACTTACCGGCTTCTTTAGCGGTCAAATCATCAAAAGCCACTGACATTTTAGCGGCAAGCTTACTAAACTCTTCTAAATCACGTTGTTCTCGACCAGCACGTGCAACATTAGCACCAGCACCACTGGCAACTATTTGCGCCAATTCCGTCGGGTTCAATCCTAAATCAGGTGCAGCAGTGACAATCCATTTTTGTAATTGTGCTAATTTTTTATCTTGCTGTTTATCGGATAATACCGCACCAGAATTTGATTTGAATGACGCTTTTTTAGATACATCAACCATTGATGTTTCAAAATCAGCTGCCTGTTTTACTACACGACTACCGGCATAAAGGAAACTCCCTGCAGCAGCAACCGATATCATTTTATCGTTACGTTTTCCTCTTGCATCTTGCAACGCTTTCTCAAGTTTATTTAACTGGAATAATCGCTGTTTTTCCTTTTGAAAATTTCGCTGTCTTCTAGCTTCAAGATAATTTTCAACTCGCTTTACTTTTTCAATTCGTCTCGCTTGTTCAGCTAATTTACGGTTGGCCACAAGTGTTTTAGCAGCAAGTAAACGTTGGCTTTTTGATAAATCTCCTACGTTGCCAGCAGTAGAAACAAGTGTTTTTTTAAGGGCTTTCATTCTCTTTTGCTGTAGGTCATATCGATGCGTTAATACTTTAAGGCTTTTGCTTTGCGCAATAGACTGACGCTTTAATGAAGCACTCATGACGCCGCCATTTTCACTGACTTGTTTGCCCGTTGCTTTTAATTCATCGCGTGTTTTTTTAATGGCTAATCGTGTCGCATCCATATCGGATTTAACATTAGTGAATGCTTTTAAATCTTTCTCGCTCTGGCTGAATTTCTTCGCTTCAGCGCGAGTAGCTGACAATTCTTTTTTAAATTGCTTTTGCTTAGCTGATACAACCGCTAATGATTTTGAGTACTTGTCGTCTAATGCGACCTGAATATTATATTTAGACCCACCCACAACTTATCCCTCAATTTTTTTTAGTGCCATTTCATAACGGCTCATGGCACGGTTTACTTGCCATGCTTCTACTTCACTTGGTGCTTGATTGAATGCAATCATCAATGCGTCACAAATATTATCTATCGAGCTGTTTGAAAGGAGCCAGCGCCCTCTTGCAAAAAATCATTTATACGCCCTTGCAACATATTCCAATCGCGAACTGATAAAGCACTGATTTGTAAATCATCTAAACCAGAGCAGGCTTTCGTGATGAATTTAGATCGCTCATAAGGCATTTTTTCTGTATCGGTAATTGTGGACATCAAACGAGAAACTTTGACTGTCGGCACGGTATATTTGATTGTTTCAACGGTAGGAAGTGGATCATAAAGCGCGGGAGATTCAACATTAAATGGTGTGCTATCTAAATCAAAGTAGAACTCGCTAGAGCGATTTACTTGTTCTTCTGCAGCGCTTTCCAATGAATTATAATCAGGCATTGAAAGCAACTCTATTTGAGCATCACTTAAGCCTGTCGTATTACGAATTATTGCATCCGTAGATTGCTCTTGACTATGACCAGATTCAGTAAATATTTTTTCATAATCACCAAAACTGAGCACTTTCATATCGATTATCGTAATGTCTGAAATGGGCATTAACAGCGAATGTTTTAGAAAGGTTTTTTTATTCATTATATTTCACCAACAAAAAAGCCCTCAATTGAGGGCTTAAATATAAAAATTAATTTCTAACGAACAGCGTCAAGAAATTCACTTGTAAAATCTATGCCGAACATGATGACTTTTTGCGTATCTAAATTCATGTCGTGAATGACTTTTCCGTCGATAGTCAATTTATAACTCGCCGCGTGCCCATCAACTGACCAAATATTCTCTTCGCTTATTTTAGAGCTGTCTTTAGCCCCTTTAGTTACAACACCTGTTATTTCATGAGTATAAACAATCATGCTACCATCGGATTCTTTAACAGATTCTTTAAACGTTAATACATAAGTATCACCCGTAGCGACACCAAGTGCTAAAGCTTGATTTGAAGTCATACCTTCTTGTTTGAATGAGAAAGCATTAAGTTTAAAACCTTTATCACGAAAAGATTCAATAATACGACCTTCAGTGACCGTGTCCGTCAAACGTTCGGGTACTGGCGGCATGAACTCTTTGGTTTTACCTACCATCGGTATACCATTCGAGTGAGCCGCAATTGAAATAGTTGTACTGTGGTTCATTTTATTCCCCTAAATATCTAGTGCAGCAGCCGCAAGTGCGTCATTTTCAAATAACTCAATAACCGGATTTTCATTGACCGGATAGCCATCATATTCAACAACAATATACCAACGACCTTGTGTCATTGCTGATGCACTGTTTTTCTTTTCATGCAAATAGCAACGCGCCTTTGGTGCCACGATTTCACTATTATTCAAAGACTCCAGCCAATTATTAATAATCAACAGCCGTTGATTAATAAACGTAGGTGTTAACCGTCTACCGTGGTTCAATTCTAATGATGCTGACACTTTACGATGGATTTCTAACTGCAAACCAACATCCGAAATAAACCGACCCGTTAAATTTCGATTGCCAATTAAACTAAAACCACCTGCACTCGTACTAGCAAAGTAACAAAGCCCGTGTTTATTAAGTAAATTACCTTCGGTACCAGGGTTTGTGAAACTGTATTCATATTCGTGATCAACACTTTCAATGGCAACGCCACGATGACCAGGGTTTTCATAAACCTCAAGTGACGCATACAAGGCCGCAGCTACAATATCAGCTGGCATAGTTACCTTGCCAAAACTTCCAGTAAAAGAAACATTGCCCACCGCCACTAAAGCGTGGTCCATACCAGTATCTTCATTGCCAAGGGCATCACCAGCAGCGGTTACTTCTGCTACGGTTCCTGATAGAACATTAAGCACAGGGATGGCAAGCAACTTTTTACCCATGGCAACTAATGTTTGAGCAACGCCTATTTCATGGGAGTAACCTGGCGCAAAAATAATTGTCGGTTTTTCTTTAGCATTCGCTAACGCCGCAATACCTGTTTTTTGTCCGGTACCTGAATCGACTTTA